TTGTGCCATATTGGATCCTCCGCCTCCTCCTTGACGTTTATCACTTTTACTTCCAAAAGCACCCAACAAGCCTCCTCCTAAAGCTCCATAAGTCATTAACCCTTTTTGTGATAGAGGATTTTTTAATGCTGACATTAAACCAGTTGCTAATTTTCCTTTCATAGGTGCAAACAATCCACCGGCCCCAAGCCAACCTGATGATGCTGCTGCTCCTGGCAATCCTACCATTCCAGAAGCCATAAGACTTCCTGGTGCCGCTGACGCTAATGCACCTGTAGCTGCTTTTCCAAACAGGCCTGCTCCAGCACCTGTTCCTCCCAGCTTACCAGCCATCATTGGACCACCAAAATACATCGCAGCTAAAGGCAGTGCTATCGGTAATATTTTTTTACCAACCTTGCCTATTTTTTTTACTACTTTTTTTAATTTTTTACCAATCGACCCCATTATGCCATATGTTCCTTAGTTGTAATTTTCATGTGATGTCTTATTAATCCGTTTGAAGCTATCCTTAACCATTGAACTGGTTTACCAACGCCTAATAAATGTGTGAAGAATGTTTTATAAAATGTCATAGCTTCATTATGTTTCCTTTTAAAGACTGTATCAATAACCCATACCCTATCGCCACTGTTCCAATCATTTAGTTCTAGTTCCCTAGTTTCTAAATATTTTTGTTCGGCTTCCTCACTTAAGAAAGCCCAGTTTCGGAATCCATAAACTCCATCGTCATCTGTGTGGATTTTATATTGTCCTAAAACTATTGAGGGATAAATATGTGTGAAGATTTCTTTAAGACTATTATCAAACCATAACGGGTATTCGAACTTATACAATTCGATGATGTCAAAAAGCTCATCCATATTTCACCGCAAGATGGTTAGTCTTGTTTATTCGCCGCTACCGGATCCTATTGGTAACTGTACGACTTTTACCTGTATATCTTTGGCTTTTTGTTCACTCCATGGTTGCCCACAATTTGAACAATTACCGGTCGCTTGTTCATCCGAATCTACCTCATTATCACAATTTTTGCAATAAATTCTGTGATGAACCTCTGGTTGTATTACAGGAACCTCTTTACCTTCAACCATTGTAGTACTTAAAACCTTAGATTCTTGTATTTTTATCATTATGAAATCTCCATGATAGCAGTTATAACATGCAGCGCATTTCCACTGGCAGCTTGTGCGCTTAGTATATCCCCTTCTTCAAGCACTAAAGGTTGAGTCAAAAGCTCTACTGTAGTGTTTGCAGCTATTGACTTAGTCTTATATAGCATGATATCAGCAGGGCCCAAGCTCTTATCTGATATTTTAAAATCTATTGTAACCGCCCCACCAGAATCATTACATACTATTAATGTTTTAAGAAGGCCTGTTGTAGGTGGCACTGGTGGAGTACCTATGGAAGCGGTAGGCACAGTATATATTGGCGTCACTCCAGTAGTTGTTAAATCAACACTCCTATTTATATATTGGTCTGCCATTATACTCCGAACCAACTTCTAGCTGATGATTGCTCTCTTAGATCATCTTGAAAAGAAAAGTTTAATTGATCTATAATACTTTCCAATTCTCTAATCAAGATATCTTGTTGTTCTCTTCTAAATTCTTCTTGTGGTAAGGGAAGTCGTACGACTCTAATTTTAGCCATTATCTCATTCCATCCGGTTTAATATCATATCTAACTGTTCCAAATCTCCAATCAGCATCTAAAGCATTACTGGCTATTTTAATATTAGCTTGTCTGCCTCTTCCTCTTACAGAGAAATATTTAGAAGCGGCACTAATAGTTGAGGAAAAAGTTCTGGTGTTTGTAGAAGCTGGATAATTAGCAAAAGTAGTAGTGACTTGCATTTGATTTCCAGTTAACACTTTAAAGTCAGGAATAACTCTACTCACATGATAAACTTGATCTCCATCTTCAATATCAATATCTCCAGAAGTTATATATGAATCCATGGCGCCTCCGTCATCATTTGTTCCGTCTTCGTGTACATAGAGATAAGAACTACCAGCAGTCAAACCTAAAACAGTTTCATTGTCTCCCAATAATACTGTAGAATAGTCAGCACCATAAGGATTTGCAAAAACTCCTCTATCTGTCCATGCTGATCTAGTAAAACCAGTATTAGTATACCAAACTTTTTCTAAATAATTATATGTAACACTTTTATCTACGTACTCTTCACCTTCACTTGGATAAAACCAAGTAACTTCATTAAAGTCTACATTAAGACCACAAAACGTTTGAACTTGTGCAGAAGGACTAATATCACCAAACACAAAATCTTGTACAGAACATTCTAATTTCTTAACAGAACCATCAAACATATAGAAAGCTGTTTGAGACATCCAAAAAGTAACACCATTAACTTCTGCAAAACAAAATGGAGAAATTGCACCGCAAGAAGAACCCACTTGTTGTAAACTGAAAACATACTGACCTCCAATTGAGGTTAAAGTATTTAGAGCCGTATCTGTCCAGACAAGAATACCTCCACGAGATCTTGTAGCTGCCACAATCTTAGAACCATCTTGGACTTTATCATAACCAGCGCTAGTTTCTTGAAGAGAAGAAAATGCCCAGTTTGTTATTTCATCCATATTAGACCATCTTACCATCATATTATCTTGTGACGCAGGAGTAGCTATTGTTAGTTCTGTACCAAGCGCAAGCATGTGTTGATCGGCAGAAATAAGTACAAACCTATTAGCTGTAGGAGCATTAGCAACAACCGCAGCTGCTGTATTTACTCCAGCAGATAAATCCCATTTGTAAATAGAACCATTGTTTCTCATTGCTATTAAATCTTCACCGTAAGTATCAAAAACCCAATAAGTTGCTTCAAGGAAAATTGATGAAGAAGTACGCGCAGTGTTCCATGTACTAACATTCCATGCTCCAGTACCCCAACCATAACTATAACTACTCGTCGCTGATCCTACATTAATTTGATAAGAGGTAGCAACAGATGCACCTCCTGCTCCAGAAGCCGCACTTACATTTGTGCTGTGTGTGATTGTATAGTTATTAGCATCAATAACGGTTGTAATTTGATATTCATTATTTAAATCTTGACCACCAACAGTCGCAGCCCCTGAATAAGTTACAAAGTCTCCAACAAGTGCTCCATGAGAAGTATGAACAACGGTAACTGTGGTATTACCAGTAGAAGTAAAACAGCCATTTAGCGTTGCGGATAATCTAACTGGAGTGATATCATATACAGCCCCCTCAGCATAAACATATAGTTTTCTATCTGTACCAATAGCTAAATGTCTTATACCGCCTGTTGAGTACCAAGTTTTCATAGCACGAACAACTCCTATAACTCTAGTAGCAACTAACTTAGACCATCCTCCTACCTTTTCTGGTAGTCCTGTTCTAAAGCGTACATTTTTAGAATCAATCCATCTACCCTCTGCTCCATAAGTAGTGGTTTGTTTATCTATTCCTGCTTGTATAATAACTTTACTCAGCATCTAAAAGTTCCTTATTTAATTCTAGGGTATTCATTTGTTTTTCCACTAACATTTGATCTATGAGTTGATCTTTTTCGCTAGGAAGTGGTGACTCAAAAGGAGTCTCTTCTTCCTGTTCGGCAACTGTTGTTACTTGGTTAGTTTCTCTTATTTCATCCATTACCCACCATCCGTTCCTAAATTTTTAGTACCATAATACTCAGACATTTTTTGATTAGATCGACCCATTCCAACGGTGTTATTATTTTCTAAATTAGAGACTACTGTTGAAAATGTTGGACCAAAACCTGTTACAAGGATATTAGGAGTCAGGTAATTAGGGTAATCTGGAACTACTCGGGTTTCAGACCAACCTGGCTGGGTCCATCCAGGTCGAAAAAATCCTCCTCCAAGTTGTGATGCTTGTCTTAGTCTAAGTGTACCTGTTACAGGTTCAGCAGCATCTAGTCCTGGCCAAGCTACACCAGTCCCGGAGCCCACTTGTGTGCCAGGATATGAGGCACTAACCGTCCCACCACCCGCAGTATTAAAATAGTTCGAAACCGTAGTTATAACACTTGCTCTAGTAGCACTATCAGTATTGTACATTGATATTGGGCCATAATAACCTCCCGCCGAACCATCATTATTAGTTATACCAAAATATACTAGAGGATTGGCACCTTGTGTGTAGTGTTCGCATGAATTGTCTGCTGCACCATTACTGTAACCATTAGTATTAACAGTATAAGCATATGCAGGTGAACTATCAATGTAGTAAATATTAAAAGTGTTGCGGTAACCACCAGTATTCAGCCAGCTCTGACATACATAATCATTTCCAGTACCATTAGTTAATGTACATTCAACAACATCTCCTGATCCTCCCCATGAACAGCTCCAGCCAGTTGTGGATAGAGATCCGTATGCAGCAGTGGGATTACTAGCTGTGCGGCATACTGTGGCCACATTAGAAGCAGTATTTGATAAACCACCACTTCCAATCCAACTTCCACCACCACTTAGGTATGTATCGAAAAACAGATAACCACTAGATCCAGTGGAAAAACCTTGAGCTAAACCTGTACCAGTCCAAGTTACTGGATAAAAGTAACCTAACATAGGATCCACAAAAGAAATGGTATTATGGCTTGGAAGAGCATCCACCACCTGTCTAAAAACTAGACTCTGACCATTTTTTATCATTCCAGGATTAATACCAGTAGAAGTAGTATTTAGTTGACCAGCAGGGTCTTTTACATTTTCCCCACCTCCTGCTAGAGTAGCTTGAAGGGGGATATCAATAAAAGGTGTGTTATATGTTACGTAACGATTAGAGTCAGGTACAGAAGCATAAAACTGACTAACGTTCGCACCACCTGAACCAATTGTTTGTTGTATATTGGTATTTACATAAACTCTTTTAGTGAAATCTTCCGCCGTACCAGCAGCAGCTGTCTCCAAATCTATAACTATATGTGTATAACTCCCTGAATGATAAGTTGAAGCGGCATTATAAGCTGAACCGTTATTTGCAACACCAGAGGAACATAAATCAGATCCAGAAGTATTTTTTGTAGTTGCTATATAAACAGGTCTAGTTACAGTACTATTGAGTAACAAACGTATTTTAAGTTTTCCTGCATATGTATAATAAGAAGTATCACTAGAAGCTCCTGAACCACCAAATTTTAGTTGATACCCATCCCACGTTACATAAATTAATCGTGTCATAGGTCCTCCACCAGTATCAGGATATCTTGCGGCATACTCACCAAGTTTAATATTACTAGCACCACCAGGTGAGTTGAACTCAGTCATAAGATCGGAAAATGTTATTGCGCCGGATGCTGTAACTGTCATTTTTTCACCTTGGCAGATAACTCATTAATTGCTTGAACGAGTAGTCCAATTAATTTTTCATATTTCACGCCAAGGGTACCATCGTTTCTTTTCGCAACGACTTCAGGGACAACTTCTTTAACATTTTGAGCTACGAGTCCCGTATCGCGCTTCCTAACAAAGTACCCATCTTCACCACCACGAGCTTTTATGTGTTCATCAGTCCAGTCGAACTCTACACCACGGAGCGCGTTTACTTTATCAAGTGCATTTTCAATTGTTTTTACATTTTCTTTTAAAGACGAATCAGAAGAATAATATGCTGTAATTTCATTAGTAGCTCTAATTTCACCAGTAGTAGAAGAAGGCGTTGTACCAACCCCTAAGGCTTCTGGAATGTGAATACCATTTGTAGTTGTGGTTAATTCAGCATCGTTGTCAAAATAGAGATTAACAGCTCCATCAGGAACTGCTGATATTAAAGTTTCTGTTCCGCCATTGTTTTGTACAGCAAAAGCATTAAGAACTCTAATAAGACCATTAGTTCCTTCAGATAATATTTTTATATCAGTACCTGCTCCCATTTGTATTGCAGCTGGTGCTGGTCCCGTGTCATCAGGAAACACAATAGTTCCTGTCATCGTTCCACCAGCTTTTGGGAGTTTAGATGTTATTTGTGTTTGTGCGTTTGAACTAAGAGTATTTATGTAAGCAAATTCTGTATTTGAAACTGTACCATCTACAACAGATGTTGCGGGTATAGTATTAGTTGCTAAACCTGCTCCAGTATGTGCGTATTTTAGTGATTCGTATGTTGCCATTATGATATCCTCAGTGCTGTTCCAGCAGCAGATGCAGCCCAGGCATGGCCACCAGGGCCACCAGTAGTACCTGTACTATAGAATAATGGAACAATTACTCGCCAGGTTCCAGTTAAAGAACTTCTTACTTTACTTTGTATTGAATGACTAGTGTTTGAGTAAAAACCTCTTGATGGGAACTTAATTGAAGTGTACACATCAGTAATAACATTTTCTGGAGCATCTGATAAATAAGCACCGCCAGTTGAGTAAGTGCTCGGAGTTACTTCATCACCCATAGCTAGAGATATTGTAGTTGGTGCTGGTCCACCACTAGAATAAATACATAATTCCCTGATTGATCCTATATCTGTTACAGCCGCTGGAACTATAACCGTTGATCCAGGAGGTCCCGTTGGCCCCGTAGGTCCTGTTCCACCTGGCGATCCTCCTGGTCCCGTTGGCCCTGTAGGTCCAGTAGGTCCTGTTGGTATACTAGTTAAACCAGATCCATCACCAGTAACAGCTGTAGCTGCTAAAGTTCCGGTCACCGTAATTCCCGTTGCAGTTGTGGCTCCTTTAACAGCATTGTCATAGTAAAGTTGAACAGCTCCGTTTTCAGAAGCACTTATGTGTGTTTCGTTTTCTTCTTGATTCATTAATTTTATAGTGTCACCACCAATACGTAACTCTCCTGTTGTATTATTAATACTAGAGTTGCTTGTGTCATGAGATAGAACTAAGTCAGTTCCACTTCCTATAGTTAAATTTAATGAATCATTAACGCGAACTCCCCCAGTAAAAGTTGCACCAGCTGTAGCTGCTTTAGTTCCTATTTGTGTTTGTGCGTTTGATGATAATGTATTGATGTATTGAAATTCGGCATCTGTTACAGTGCCGTCAGCTACTTGAGTTGCGCCAATCGGTATGACTCCATATTTTGTCGTTTCATATGTTGCCATTTTATTTCTCCGTTATTTTCCAGCCGTCTGCAGCTCCTGTATATACTAATGCAAATGCTGCCCCCTCAGTTGAAACTGTTCCTGGTGCCGCTGCTCCAAAAACTTTATCAGAACCACCTGGAGTAAGTGTTAATGCATTAGTATCAAAATTATCTTTTAAATCTAAAAATCTAATTTCAGATCCAATAGGTGGTGTAGTTGGCAAAGTTAAATTCACAACATTAGAAGCAGTATTTACTAAGATTTTTTCTCCAGCATAAACATTATCTGTTGCTGAAGTAATTGTTCTCCAAGTTGAAGATGATGTTTCTAATGGAAACCAAGTAGTACCATTAGTCGCCAAGAACATTTTCTGTCCAGGAGATATAATTTGTTGATTAGCCGAGGACCCCGTTCCGCCAACATCCATTGTAATAGTCCCTGCGCCTGTTCCAGAATTAATAATATAATAAATCTTTTCAAGAGCTGGTACATTAATAACGAAAGCTGATGTGAAGTTATGGAATCTAATAGCCGCGGACCGCGCTTGGTTAGATGCTGCTGCAACTGGACCATCGCCCGAGGTTAAAGTCTTTGGTGTTGATTCACCATTTAGATCTATTGAAAGAACACCTGTAATTGCTTCTTCTATAGTTCTAGTAAGTGTATTATTTGTTGTAGTACCCCAGGAATTAGATTGTTCTCCACTCCCAATAAGTTCTATTTTTAATCTTGTTGAATAGGTTGACATCTATTAAATCTCCGTCCAATCATTATCGGTTCCTGTGCTTATATTAGTCCAGGTAGAACTATTGCCGGAATCATCGACATTAGTCCAAGTTCCACTTGTTGTAGCATTTATATTGGTCCATGTCGAGCCTGTTCCTTCATCAACGACAGTCCAGGATCCTACAGTGGGCGTTGTTGTATTAGTCCAAGTTCCACTTGTTCCTGTGCTTACATTAGCCCATGAGCCTACATCAGGAGTTGTTAGATTAGTCCATGTTGGACTTGTTCCTGTATTTACATTAGTCCATGCTCCTACATCAGGTGCTGATATATCGTTCCATGGTGAACCTGCTCCTTCATCAATACCATCCCAATCCCCTACATCAGGCGTTGTTATATCATTCCATCCAGTAAATATATGGACTGGAAGAGCCTCAAGAGTCAAAGATACCCCAACAGGGTATACTATATTATCAATATTTATCTGTACAGAACCCAAGGTCAAAGTAGGAGTTACACCAGTTGGGATTACTAAAGATGTTCCGGAAAGTGTTGGACTACCTGGAGTTAAAGTAGCTAGTACACCAGTTGGGGTAGCTACTGCTCCTGTAGTAATTGATTCATTACCAAGAGATAAAGTTAAAGCTTCACCTGTTACATCTACTCCTATAGTTGCCAATATAGATACTGATCCTAAAGTAGTACTTAGTGATAAACCAGTTGCTGTTGAGGTAGAAGATACATAAAGATTATCATTGGGTACAAAACCTATGGAAGAAGTCAAAGATTCCCCAGTAGGAATCTTAATAATATGCCCTGTTTCTGATCCTAAAGTAAGTGTCATTGCTACACCTAAAGGAACAACAGGGGAATCACCGGTAATTTCATGAGGAGAGCCTGCGGTAGCAGTTAAAGTGAAACCACTTACTGCAACAGCTACAAGGCCCTGACCTGCAAAAGCTGTTGTGGCGAAAGGATTTGCTGCGTATGCCATTATTTTTTCTTCTTACATTTACAAGATTTTGTGTCTAATTCTTTAATAGCTTCTATTAATAAAGGTATTATTCTATCATACCATACTGCCTTATACATAGAATCAAAAGGTGCAGAAGTAACAGCCTCTGGTAAAACTAATTCAATTTCGTCAGCATTAACTCCAACTTGTCTTCGTTCATTTTCAAAACCAAATGATTTAGCTACTTTATTTTCTTTATAATAGTAACCACTAATTTTCTTTAACTTATCTAAAGCAGATCCAATTATTCCTTCAAAATCTTTTAGACGTGGGTCGGAGTAGTACGCTGTGATGTTGCCCGTCGCAGTAATGGTCCCCGCGGCAATAGGGTTTCCTGGTGAAAATGATCCCGTAGGTCCAGTTGGTCCTGGAGGTCCCGTTGGTCCAGTCGGTCCCGTAGGTCCAGTTGGTCCTGGAGGCCCTGGAGGCCCTGTCGGTCCTGTCGGTCCTGGTCCCCCTGTTCCACCCGTAGGTCCTGGTGGTCCTGGTGGTCCTGGTGGTCCTGGTGAACCTGTTCCACCAGTCGGTCCCACTAAAGCTAAATTGGTTACGGTTGATTTATTCCAAGCTCCTTCGTCTACATCGTAGTAAGGAACTAAATCCGTTGCTACTGCATCTGAATCAGTTGCAAATCCTGTTATTGCTGCGCCTACATTAGTTGCATCTGTTACATCGGCACTAGCTTCAATACCATCTAATTTTGTTCCGTCAACAGAAACATTTCTTCCGTCGACATTGCCAGTAACTGTTATTGCTCCAGAAACATCTACGTTAGGTGTGGCAACATTTCCGTTGTCCCCTATAAGTATAGCTTTCGCTGCGGGCTGTGTACAAAATACATCTTTGGTGCCTACTGAAAAGGGAACTAAAGTATCACTATTTGAACTTGAAATAACTGTAGTTCTGGAAAGAGTATCAGGAGTAGCGTCAGTTACAGTACCTATACCAACTTCAAACTCGGTAGAACCTGGAAGAACTATACAATAATAAGTTGTGTTAGTAGTTCCAATACCTGCAACAAAAGTTTCAAAACCAGTAAGTGCTCCTGCTAAATCAAGTGTACCAGTACCAGTAGTTGCTGTTGTTTCTTTGACTCTATCGTTAATGACAAAAGCCATTCAAACCTCCTAACCTAACCTAATGATCTCTGATCCACCACCCGCTGTTGGAAATTGAATTGTAAATGTTCCGTTACTTGCTGTGAAATCTCCGCCGAAAGCTAATACACATACCGCATCAGTATTAGATAAATTATTATCTGAACGATAAATTAATGCACCATTCGCTGTGAACGAAGCACTTGTCCAAGATGCATCAGCCCAGTCGACATAAGCTGGCGTTGTACCTGAGCCACCTGTTACTGTACCACTTGCTAGTGTAACACCCCCAGCAGTATAAGCTGATCCGGATGTATTACTGATTTCATTTGTTACAACATAATGTGTAGTAGTGGCTCCCATAGTAGCAGAAGAAGTATACAACGCTATCTTATACGTAGCACCCCCATCAAAATCATGGTTACCCTTCAATAAATTCATTTTAAAAACATTTGCAACTGCTTGTGCTATTGCCATATTACTCTCCTAATTATGGATTTGCAGAAGGAATTGGAATTCTAATGGCTCCATCCCTATACTCATCCCTACGTTTTTTACCCATTTGTTCTTGTGCAAGCGCTGTAACAGACTCTCTATAAGACTGTTCATATACTTGTTGATCTTGCGGAGCTTTCAAGAACTTAAAAGCTTCACATAAACTAGCGTATAAAATTGTTCTAGGAGCATTTACACTTACCCATGTTTCAGTATTACCCCCTGATAACCCTGTAGGTAATCTTGTAAATCCTACTTCAAATTTATATATTGCATTTGGAGTTGGTGCAAGTACCAAGGTGCCTTCATCCCATTGTGCATAGTATTTTGGCATACTTGCGGAGCCTGTTTCTGGCGTATCATAATACTCATTCATAAAATCAGCATCTACTCTAATCATTTCATATCTTTTTTTAGTTCCTGAATCTAAATAAATAGTAACATATCTAATAGTAGCATAATCAGTTAACTTAGGTGTGATGGCTGAAGCTGTCTGCCCAGGTAAAGGTACCCATCTATTATCAGCCGCTGTTGCACCATTCATAACATCTTTATAACAATCTAAATCTACATCTTTAAATATTCTCAATTCAGCGTGTTCTATAAAATCATCAACAATAGTAGATGTAAGAACAGCATCATCTGTTTCTGCATAATCTCTAATCTGTGTTACTAATTCTGCGTATGTGGTCATGGTAATATTGTGAGCGGTCCTACGGACATATTAACTCCTCCAAATTTTCTTATACCACCACTTTCAAAATATTTAAACCCTTTGCCTCCAGCACCTTCAAATTGATTAATATAAGTAGTTCTATCATCAATAAGCATTTTATTTGGTCCACCATAAGGGGCTTTATTATATCCTGTAGCATAACTAGTAGTTGCAGGGGCACGACCCCCACCACCAATAGTCCCAAACTCAGCGACTATCCATGCATTTTTTTGATTAGTAACAGCCGAGCCTGTTGTAGTAGATAAAACATCCCAAGTACCATTCTTAGCAATAACTAAATCTACTAATGCATCCGCCTCAGCTCTTTTATCTAAATCTTCAAACCAATCACTTGGAGCTGTAGCTTGTGCAAGTAGTTCGTCGGCTGGTGTCATATCATACCAATTACCAGAAGGTAGAAGATCTATTGAGGTTAGATACTCAGCTACTCTGTGGTAGTATTCTGTAAGTACTCCGTCCATATCAACATAGACAGTTGTAGTTCCAGGATTACAATTTGTTGTTAGCCATTCTTCAATAATATCATTAGGACTAAATGAAAAATTATCATCATCAATTTTAGTTACTAAATGACCGGCTGCAGCATTAATATCATGATCTTGTACATGAGATACTTCTGGATATTGAGGAAAGTGAGATAAACACTCTCTAAATCTACGTCTATCTCCTGTACTATATCCGTGTCCTGGATCAAAAACATTTACAAGTATTGAATCTGTTGCACCAGCACTCAGTGCATTCTCATCTAACATATGCGCTACAGGTGGCTCTACTCTTCCTGGTCTTGCATGTTGTAGTCCTTGTGCGTCGCCTCTAATAACTCTTGGTTCTAACAGAGGTGATTTTGGTTCATATTCACTTGTATGAACCCACGCGCCATTCCATTCTCTAACCATTTCTCTATATGGAAATTGCAAACCACTCCTGTCGGAGATAGATATTGCATATTTACCTGTAGAAAAATTAGACATTTGGATAATACGCCTGTGGTGAAATGTAAGTACTAGTTGAAGAGCCATCTTCAACAAGAGCTCTATTTAATTCATCTTCATAATATAACTTCATCGCTTGACATAATTCTGGTTTTTCTTTTTGACAAAGATAGAAAGCTAAACCTGATACCATTGCAGGGACGAAACGATAAGGTGAGTCAGCTGTGTTAGTGTAGTTGCCTACATCCTGAATTCTTTTAACATAATAGAGGCCTATATAATTAGTTGCCGCAGTAGCGTCAGGAGTTGGGTATAAAGTAATTGCAGTTCTATCAATAAAACGTTGAACGTAATATTGTGAAGGTTGAGATTTAGTAAGTTTATTAGCAAGACCAGAATAAGTTGATCTATTAATTTTTGTTAATGCAGAATCTGATTGATTAACTGTATTATAGTCTCTTCTATAAGTAGCTTCTAATACATCATCTAATCCATAGATGCCATTAGAAGGTACCGTTGTTGTACTTGTACCATCACCGACCCCTCTATAGAAAATATATTCGGCCTGCCCTTCAACAAGATCAATATTGGTATTTCCCATTTCCCAATAGTGCAATCCACGATTACCCCATTCTTGAAATAGTATATTTAATGAGCGTCTTGCTGATTTTAATTGGTAACCACTTACAGCATGAATACCTATACGATCATAAGCTTCCTGTATAATATCATCTATTGCAAAAGTGCTTTCAAACGTAGTTGTCCCGGACGTTGCCATAAACTACCTCCTAGTTAAATGTAATAGTAACACCTGTTGTAGCAGTTAGAACGGCGTGTACTCCTGTTTTAAATCTGATACCACTACCTGGAACGAATACTGAAAGTCCATCAGTTCCAAATATGAAAGTATGTGAAGTACCGGTTGCTGACAGAGCATCATACAAAACCAAAGTAGAACTTGCGACTCCTTTTGCCTGTATAGAAGTTACTCGGCAAGACCCAGTATGCATGGTTGCTGTAGTTGCAGTATGTGCTGTTCTTTGGTCACTTGTAAAAGTGCTTCCACCCATAATATTTTCCTCCTAAATTAGTGGGGCCGAAGCCCCACTGTTAATTAATTATTCAGTATCTGAAGTACTAGATATTC